TGTATGGAGCGCCGTCGGTTTCCAGAGGAGCTTGCAGGGCTTTTTGAAAATCTTCCTCGGTTTTGCAGTCTGACAGGTCCAGAATGGGGAAAGGAAATTGAGGCGGCGGGGGTATTAGCTTGTAATACTTCCCGCTGCGGTAGTTTTCATCTGTCACCCAGGACCACCAGCCTATATCTCCGTGCCGCCTCATAGCATCCTCCATGGACAGGCGGGCTTGTTCGCGGGTCAGCCCGTCGAAAGTGAGCCGGGAGCCGTCGGCAAAGGCCGCGACACAGCGATAGGGGGCGAAAATTTTTGTATCCTCAGCGGAGGGATTCTCCTGTTTTTTAGAATCAACAGGCATTGTCCGATCTCCTTTCGGCTTTGAATATTTTTTATGATAACATGGCTGCACATGAAATGCAAGCAGCTGCTTTTGCGTTTTGTATACCTCCAGTTGGGGTCAGAACGAAAAACAGATCTGACCATTTGCGTCAATGGGGAAGTCGAACGCGGTAAGAGCGGAGAGCGGTTTTGTGGGGCCGTCTTCCGGGCTGTCGGGGTAGTAGCCGTGTGCGGCCAGCTTGCCTAAATAGTCCATGTCCAATCCATTGCGCATATGCTTTTTCGGAGCCATTCTTCCGCCGTTGCTGATAATGCCGTTCATAACCTCTGATGTTTCGTCGGCGGTGAATAAACACCACGTGTCTACGCCGTCGGGCGTTTTGGGACTGCTTGTAATTAACACAAAATATTTCCTGCCTCCTTTGTGAAAGGGTATGCGGCGGGTAGAAAAGCCTATGTTTGCACATTCACTTTCGTACTCTGCGATAGAACGAAAACCGTGAAATTTCATTTTGTGGTCCTCCTTTTTGGATTTGGTTTTACCCATGAGCGCCCGCCCATTTTGTGGGCGGCTGGGCTTGCACCAGCGGCGGCGGGAGCCGTCGGCCTTGCGGGTCAGTAAAGTTCGTGAAACGCTTTAATAATTTGCGCTCGGATTTCGGGCTTGGGGAAATTGGGGTTGTTGTCCGCGCTGGTGCGATAGGTCCAGCTGCTTTCGGTGATATAGGCGTCGATTTCCTCAATACGTTTGTTGTCAAGACGAAACCGCATGAAAATATGGATTCCGTCGGTGTGTTCTGCCAGTTTGATAGCCATGCCGTATCCTTTCTGCCCTCGTAACCTCCGGGGCGGGCCGGTTGTGCATCAGAACAGGGGAAAGGATGCTTGACCGTCGGGGGTGTGCGGCGTTTTGTATATGGCCCAGTTTTGGGTTGTAGGCATTTGCCGCCCGTCGTGGAAAGCGCCGCCTTGCTTGCACCTGTTCCAGTCAATTCCTTCCCAGCGGTCCATGTAAAGCAGACTGTCGCGGTTGCACTCTTCCTCCGTCAGATGGATGATTTTGGTCAAGCAAAACCATCCATCACCAAAACGGTAGTAGTGGCCTACAGCGGCGCTCTTGAACGTCAGCACCGGAAGTCCGTCAATCATTTCCCGGCGGGCCTGCTGGTATTCGGGGCGGGCCTTGTTGCGCTGGACGGCGGCGGAAATGCGGGAAATCAGTGCGGTGTCGTCCGTAACAAGCCGGAAAGCGTGGGTATAATTGCGGAAGTTGCCAAAAATCATTGTGCATCCGGCGTATTTTGCCGCGTTTTCCGGGGTGAGCCATTCGGGGGACGGGTTCACGAAGTCGCCGTACATCTCAAAAATGGGGTCCAAGGTATGCACGGCCAGGTCCCGCATGATGCTTTCCTCGGTATCGTCGATAAAGGACCACGGCGCGGCGGGGTTTATAACCGTGTTCATGTATTCGGTCATTTTGTCAGCCTCCCTTTTGGGTTTGTGGTTGGGCTTTCGCCCTGGGGCGGGGCCGCTTTGGTGAGCGGTGCGGCCCTGCTGGGGTATCCGCTTTTGTGGTTAGGCCAGAGGAAGCAGAACTTGACCGTCTGGGGAAGTGCGGATCTCGCCGGTTTTCTCCTCGTCGCTGGAGGGCGTAAGGGGCACGGTTTGTGGGGCGGTGTCGCTCTCGCCGCAGTATATCGGTTTTGTGGAAAGCTCCACGTCGAGAATGTGACAGGCGCGGCGGAGATAGGCTGGGGTCCGCTGGGCTTGCCATGCCTGCTCCCTGGGGGACCAGCGGAAGCCATTTCCTTTCAGCTTGGAGCGGGTCGTCTCGTCGGGCTTTTCGTCGAAAAGGATTTGTACCCGGTTCACTTCCTCATTGGTGATAATCGTGCCACCGTCAAATTCAATTTCGGTATGCTTCATTTCGTCAACCTTGCGAAGTTGGGCGAGGCGATCCTTGATATGCTTGATTTCGCCGTTGCGGTTAGAAAGAACATAGGCGGGGACCGGAGGATGTTTGCCGCTGCTGTGGGGGTTGGCGTCCTGCTTGGCAAGGGCGGCATTGATTTTGGCGGCGCGTTCGTCGTCCATATCGGGAAAGCCCTTCATGGTTTTGTACTTGCGGTAGTAGGCGTTCATAGCCTTATCGCGTTCCTGCTGAGCTTGGAGCGCGGCCAGCTTCTCCTCCAGCTTTTCCACGGCGTCCGGATCGTCGCTGCTGATGGCAGTATTGCTGGCGGCGGACGCAGCGCGGTCGGCGTAGTAGGCAGCTCTTTCGTCAGCCTCAAAGGATTTGTGCATCTGGCGGTCGATTTTCTCCAGATCGCGACGGTGGCGGCGTTCGCTGTGATGCCCCACAAGAATGGGCTGACCAGGTGGGATATGCCGCATGATTTCATGCGCAGCCTTGTAAGCGGAATCGCTCTCAGCCTGGGCATTGGCGGCGCGCTGCTCGTAACGGTCAATACGAGCCTCTTTGCGTTCCTGGTAATCTTCACGTCCGATAGACATTTTGTGTACCTCCGCTTTGTGATTTTGGGTCCTGCGGCCCATAAGCGCCCGCCCGTTTTGTGGGGCGGCTGGACTTGCACCAGCGGCGGGGTGTCGTCGGCCTTGCGGGTCAGATGATTTTGAGGTTTACACCCTCAATAAAAAGCCCTGGAAGCTCACAGGGGAAAGCCGCTGTCCTGTGTCCCTTCCATTCCGGGTGGTCGCAGTAGTAGTCTTGGTATAGCCCCTTAAAGTCGGCGGGAAGGTTTTGATATTCTTCCTCGGTGATGGTTTTCACGCTCTTTTGTTTCTGGTCCTTCATTTTGTGTACCTCCGTTTTGTGGTTTCGGGTTTGCGGCCCATAAGCGCCCGCCCATTTTGTGGGCGGCTAGGCTTGCACCAGCGGCGGCGGGATGCCGTCGGCCTTGCGGGTCTGCTTAGAACAAAGACAGGTTGTCGCCGTCCTGCGCGGCGCGGATGGCGGCGGCGTAGGCTTGCAGATGGGAATTTTCCCCGCTGCATATTTTGCAGGTGGATGCGTGAAGCTCTAAAGCACGGGTTTGGGCGGCTTGCCGGGTGTTCTCCTGAGCGGCGGACACGCCGAAAACCGGATGGATTGCGTACCAGGTTTTTTGCTTTTCGCCGATGGCGTAATAGTTATAAATGCCGTCTGTATAGCCGTCTACTTTGTAGGGAATGGGGCCATTGTCCTTCTCGCTATAACGGATGGTGTAGAAGCTGCATTTCCTCCAGGGGCCGGGGGCCGGCGCGGGATCCGGCTCCTGGACGGCTTCAGGAGCCGGAAGCGCCAGGAGCCGCGCCGGAGCGGGGAGCGCCAGACGGGCCAGGGGGAGACTTTCAACGGGCCGGGCCTGCATCGGGGCCGGAGCGACGGGGACGTCCTCCATTATGGAGGGGACCAGCGCGGAGGGCTTGTCCTCTGTTGGGGCCGTCGCCGTGCCGGGTTTAATCCAATAGGCGGATTTTTTTCTGGACCAGATGCCGCCGATGGCCTTAATTGTTTCGGCGTGGACATCCGCTCCGGCGGTAATCCAGACATTGGGGGAGCCGGTCTTTTCGCCTTTGACTTTGTATGTCAGGCCGGGGAGACTGTCGAGACGGGCCTTGATGGTTTCGAGATTCAGGGCGGGGGCGTTCTTCTCCACCTGGGCAGGGCCGTAGATGTAGGAAAGTTTCTGGTAGAAATGCGGGGAAGCCTCCGGGATGTCCTCTTCGGCCTTCTGGGCGTCCTGGACGATGGTTGCGCTGGGCGTTTCGGTATATTTCCAGAGGCGGCAGCTGAACAGGATTTCCGCGTTGTCTTTGAGATGATAGCCGCGGCGGGACCACTCCGGGATAGTGTGGAAGGGGAGATCGCCGTGATAGGCGGCCAGGAGCTGGGAAAGCTCTTGCTGAGTAAATCCGTAAGCGAGAGCGGCATTGTAAATAATTTGTGCGTTTGTCATGGTAGTTACCTCCAGAAAATTTTTGTGTGCGGGTTTGTACCTATAAGCGCCCACCCGGATGCCGGGCGGCTGGGCTTGCACCGGCGGCGGGATGCCGTCGGCCTTGCGGGTCTGGTTTCGTTATGCGGTGGCAGGTGTCGGGTATAGGCTTTCTGCATATTGCGCGGCAGCGTCTGGCTCCAGACCGGAAAGGCGGGCGTTGTGGTTTGCGGCCCACCAATTTTCGAGATGCTCCCATTCGATTTTGGCCGCTTCCTCCATTCGGGAGGCGTCGGCGGCGTCTTGAAGATAGATGCGGCCTTCCCATACTCCGCCAGCGCCGCATGTCCAGTCACTGACGCGGACGCCTTTTAAACGGCGGGCCGCTGCCAGGGCGGCGGCGTGCTGGCTGCGATCTGCGGATTCGACGAAGGCGCGCCGCCCGTTGTATTTCAGGGATTGCCACTCATAGCTGAGGCGATGCCGGGCGCAAAATGCGCTGATTCTTTTTTCTGCTGCTGTCACGGTGTTGTTACCTCCTGTTGTGTTGTTGGGTTTGGTTTCCCGTGACGCTCCGTCCGGAGCGTTTCGGCCCGTAACCAGCGGGGCCATCGTCAGACGGGGGCTTTTTGCGCGTCAACACATTTTGCGGAACATTTGCAGCGCTTTGTCAATCCAATGAGCGGGAGCCATACGCTGTTCCAGGTCCTGAAGTATCTTCTTGATCTCCTGCGGCGTTTTGGCTTGCTTCAGCGCCGCGTCAACAGCGGCCTCGTTCTCGTAATATGCTACCATCTTCTTTTTCCTTTCCGGCCTGCTGGCCTGTCGTGGTGTATTTTGAGGGCTTGCTTTCCGCTCTGGTTCGTGGTATCGTAAAAGGTGGCCGGGGCGGCGGCGAACTCACCGCCCGGGGCCTTTTGGGGAAAGCATCGGTCAACCTTGGAGCGGGGGCCGGTGCTTTCTTTTTTGCTGGTTACTTGCTGGCTTCGTGGCGCTCTCTGAGCGCTTTACGGAGTTCCTCAATGCTTTCGGCCTTATCGGCCATCAGCATGATCTCCAGCCTTTCGGCGGATTTTGCCTCTTTCACCAGCAGTTCGGCATTGTTTGGCGTGTTCATGTTCACCTCCCCTTTCCTGGACGCCTTGCGGCGGTTCGCTATACCCTTTCGGGCTGGGGTGGGACGTTTTGGGCACATCCCCCAGAGCCTTGCCGGTGTTGTTGGTGTGCTTGCATAATAGCACGGTACAGGGCCACTTGTCAACCCTGTACCGTGCAATTTGTTTACTTGCACAAAAACACGGTACAGGGTTTGTACAAATTGCACGGTAGCGGGTTTCCTGTATTTGGTGTATAATTTACCAAAAGGGGTGATACTATGCCAATTAGCGAAAAAAAACGAATTACAAACGACAGATATAACGCAAAGTGTACGCAGATAAATATAAAACCGCTGACAGAAGAGGCTCGAGCCATCAAGGCCGCTGCCGCTGCTGCCGGTCAGAGCTTGCAAGGCTATATTTTGCAGGCCGTCCGGGAACGCATGGAACGAGAAAAGAGCGTTTGATTTCTCCCGGCGCGGCGGTTCGCTGGGCCGTGGCCGTCCGGCCTGGGCTTGACTTGCATCTTAGCGGCGATTTTTGCCGCCGTCAAGCCCTCTAAAACCGTTCCCCAGTTCCCCCTTTAGGGGGGACTGGGGAATTATTTTGCACAAACTTTCGGCCTGATTTTTTGGCAAAATGACGGTTCTGGGGGTAGGGGGAGATAATATACAGACTTTCAGAAAACCCACCAGGCGCGAAAACCCTCCGCCGGAAAATTGCCGGAAAAGTCTCTGGAAAATTTCTGTAAAAAATTTCGGCGAAAATCAGCGTCAGGCCCTCAGCATCCACGCCAAAAGCCGCGCCAGCTTCGCCAGGGCACTTTTCCGGAGAACGTCTACCGGAGTAAACGCCAGCAGGCCGCGCCGGGGAGCATCAGAATGCCGCACCCGCTCCCACCGGGCCGCAGTGATCCACCAGCAGGAAAACGCCGCGCCAGCTGCACCGAAAAAAAGGGAGCTTTATGCGCATGGTATAGTTTTCCGACAGGCGGATATATACGCCATCTGCCCCCACAGCAGGACCATAGCACACCGGCTCCCACCCCAGCCCACACATAGAGCCATAACAGGGCAGCCATACCACAGCCGCAGCGCCGCCAGCCCAACCCTACCGGCACCGATGCCGCTAGCATAGCCACCAGACCAGAGCCAGCGGCCATCCCCTGCCATAGCCGCACAGGCCCAGCGCAGCCGCCAGCAACGCGCACGCCAACGGCGCAGAGGCTCCGCCCCAATGGCCTGCCGCCGTGCCGCTCCTGGCTCCCGCCAGACCGCCGGAGGCGACCGGTCGGATTCCGCCGGGGGACCGTAGGTACTTCCGGAGGGGGAAATTCTGTCTGCGGGTTCGAGAGTGCAGAATTTTTCCAGGTACGAGGGCATTTTTTGCATTTCCCCCGGCGGCGGGAAATTTTTGGGAGGGGTACAAAAAGGAGCCCCCTAAAATTCAGGAGGCAGCAATATGAATAGAATGTGAATTTTTAGGAAGTGTCAGTTTGTGTCAGTGTTTTTATGCTATATTGATATTGTGAATAATTGGCCTGCGGCACAAGCGCCGCGGGCTTTTGTTATTTCTGCAGGGGGTGCGGCGCTGTGGCGGAGGGGGCCGACGTATGGGAGGCCGCAAAAGCTGAATACATGGAACGCCGGGCCAGGGGTGAAAAGGTCAATCTGAAGGAGCTGTCCGCAAGGCTGGGCGTGAAATACCAGACGTTGCGGAACAGGAAGAACAAAGACAAGTGGGATGAAACGCCTCTGCCCAAAAGGAGGCGGGGCGGACAACCGGGAAACCAAAACAGCAAGGGACACAAAAACGCGGCGGGGTCCCATCCGGGAGCGCCGCCGCGAAATAAGAACGCGGAGAAGGACGGGGCATACAGCACCGTCTATTTTGATATGCTCACGGACCGGGAGCGGGAGCTTTTGGAGAAAACGCCGCTGGAGGTCCGGGCCGCGCTGGAGCATGAAATGCAAATTCTAAAGCTCCGGGAGCACAGGATACTGGAAAAAATCGCAGAGTACGAAAAGGCGGACGCGAATACGGTATATCTGAACAGCGTCACAGCGATAACGGGCGGCAAGAACGACATCACCTACCGCATGAGTGACAGCGCGTTTAAGCGGGTCCAGAGCTTGCAGGAGGCGCTTTATAAGGTTCAGGGCCGCATTGCCAAAATTGCGGACAGCCTGAGAGGGTTGGAAGAAAGCGAACGCCGCCTTGGTATGGAGCGGGAGCGGCTGGACATTCTGCGAATGCGGGCAACCGGCGGTGTGGATGTGGACGGGCTGGAAGAATCGGAGGATGTGCCGGAAAAGGTTTTGGAGGACGAGAAATGAAGCTGTACACCTGCGAAGCCGTGGCGGACTGGCTGGCGCTCACCGCCCGCCGGGTCCGGCAGCTGCGGGACGAGGGCGTTATCAGTGAGAGAATGCCGGGCCTGTACGAAATGAAGCCGACCATCACGCGGTACATTATGTACCTGCGAAAGGGAAGCGGAAAAACCGACCTCAACGACGAGCGGGCGCTGCTGACCCGCGCCAAGCGGGAAGCCGCGGATATGGAGAATGACCTGCGCCGGGGTACGCTGCACAGCTCGGAGGACATGGAAAAGGGCATCAAGACAATGTGCCTGAATATCCGCACGAAGTTCCTGACACTGCCCGCCAAGCTGTCTCCGCGTCTTTCGCAGATGGGGGGCGACCAGGCGGGAATTTTTGACGAGCTGAAAAAGGCCGTGGATGAAACGCTGGAAGAGCTGTCCAACTATCAGACGGTCCTTGCGCTGACAGGTGAAGACGATGAGAATGAAGATGAGCAATCCATGTAAAGGGTGCGTATGGGCGGAAAAAATCAGCGTGCAGAAAGCATTCTGCCCTTTCCCAAGGTGCGCACAGAGAGAATTAGCGCCGGGCCGGAGAAGCCCGGCAAAGTGGGTTTGGCGGGGAAAGCCGTGATGGCTTTTCTCCGCCGGGAGGAAAGAGAAAGGAGCAGGCGTGAGCGGGTTTGGACAAACAGAAGAAAAGGCCGCGTATCGTTGCGCTTGCGCCCCAGACGGAGGAACTGTTCGCACGGTGCGCCGCGCTGTTAAAGCCGCCGCCTGCACTGACGCTTTCCCAGTGGGCGGATACGTACCGCGTACTTTCGGCGGAAAGCAGCGCCGCGCCGGGGCGCTGGAACACGGACAACGCGCCCTATCAGCGGGAAATTATGGACGCTATCGGCGACCCGCATATCCGCAAGGTGGTCATTATGAGCGCGGCGCAGATCGGCAAAACGGCTATGCTGATGAACGTACTCGGCTACTATATGCACTATTACCCCGCGCCCGTAATGGTGATGGAGCCGACCCTTGACATGGCGCAGGCGCTCTCCAAGGATTTTCTCGCGCCCATGATACGGGATATGCCCATACTCTCCGCGCTGGTGGACACCAAGAGCCGGTACAGCGGGAACACGATTCTCAAGAAGAACTTCCCCGGCGGTCATGTGACGATTGTAGGGGCAAACAGCCCTATGGGCCTGCGTATGCGGCCTATCAAGGTTCTGCTTGCCGACGAGGTGGACGGCTATCCGGACAGTGCCGGAACGGAAGGGGATCCTCTGCTGCTGGCTCAAAAGCGGCAGACAACCTTTTGGGACAAGAAAACCGTGATTGTCTCCACGCCGACCATCAAGGGGCACAGCCGTATTGAAACCGAGTTCATGGACAGCACGATGGAGGAATGGAATGTGCCCTGCCCTGGGTGCGGGCACTTCCAGCCGCTTTTGTGGAGCGGCGTCAAGTTCGACAAGGACGACTTGACAAAGCCTATCCTGTATGCCTGTGAGCGGTGCGGGGAGGTATTCGGGGAATACGAGTGGAAGCGGCAGGGAAAAAACGGTCATTTCGTGGCGAAGAATCCCAATGCTGAGGCGCGGGGATTCCACCTGAACACACTAGCCTCCAACTTCTGCGGCTGGAAAGATGTGGTGGAGAAGCATCAGCTTGCCACCGAGCTTTTGCGGCAGGGCGATCCGGAAAAAATGAAAACCTGGGTCAACACGGAGCTGGGCGAGACATGGGAGGAACCGGGCGATCGGGTAGACGAGGAGGCGCTTTTAAGCCGCCGGGAAATTTACGGTGCGCAGGTGCCGAAGGATGTGCTGGTGCTGACGGCGGGCGTGGACGTTCAGGCGGACCGTTTCGAGGCGGAGGTTGTCGGCTGGGGCGTGGGCAAGGAGAGCTGGGGCATCCGCTATCAGAAGATCATCGGAGACACAATGGAAAATCCCGTATGGGAAAACCTGGACCAGTTTTTACGGACGCCGTTTTACAGGAAGGATGGGACGGCAATGTATATTTCCGCCTGCTGTATCGACAGCGGCTACAGGTCAAATCAGGTCTATAGCTTCACCGTGGATAAGTTCGACCGCTATGTGTTCGCCATCAAGGGCAAGGGCGGGCAGGGCGTTCCGTACATACGGAATCCCTCCACGGACAACCGGGTAAAGACGCCGCTTTTTACTATCGGGGTAGATGCCGGGAAGGATTTCGTATACCAGCGTCTGCGCCAGACGGAGAAGGGGCCGAATTACTGCCACTTTCCCCTTGACGAGGGAGCGGGTTACGATGAGACGTACTTTAAGGGCCTTGCAAGCGAGATGAAGATCACCCGGTTTCGCAAGGGGCAGATGAAGGTTTCCTGGGTGCTGCGGGATGAGAGCTATAAGCGCAACGAGCCCCTTGACCTGCGCAATTACGCTACCGCCGCGCTGGAGATCTACAACCCGCCTCTCCAGAAGCCGGAGCCGGGCGCAGAGCAGAAGCCCCGCCGGTCCGGCTGGCGGCGTCTCAGCGGAGGTATCTAAATGGCGATATTCAACAGAGAACTGTGTAAGAAAAAGATGGAAACCTGGCTGGCGGCGGAAGAGGCCGTGGCTACGGGACAGAGCTATCAAATCGGAACCCGCATGTTATCGCGGGCGGATTTAAAGCAGGTGCGGGAAGAACTGGAATACTGGGCCGGAAAGCTGGCCGAAGCGGAGGCAGAGGAAAAGAGCGGAGGCCGAAACCGGATGTTTCACTTTGTCCCGCGGGATATGTAGGGAGCGGTTATGGCAAAAATGAATTTTTTCGACCGGGCCGTTGCCGCCGTGTCTCCCATGCGGGCGGTAAAGCGGATTGCCGCGAGAACGGCCCTGGAATTTGCTAACAGCGGGTATGGGAATTATGGCGCAAACGTCACCAAAAAGAGTATGCGGGGCTGGATGTACTACGGCGGCAGTGCCAAGGAGGACATTGAAGATAATATTGACATCCTCCGCCAGCGGTCCCGCGACGCCTATATGGGGATTCCCACGGCCAGCGCCGCGCTGAAAACACTGCGGACAAACGTAGTAGCGGGCGGGCTTATGCCCTCTCCCCAAATCGACGCGGAATTTCTGCGCCTGAGCAATGAGCAGGCGGAGGCATTGCAGGCGCAGATCCTCCGGGAGTTCTCCCTATGGGCGGATACGCCGGTCTGCGACGCCGACAGGGTGGATAATTTCTATAAGCTCCAGCAGCTTGCCTTTCTCAGTTACCTGATGAACGGAGACGCAATCGCGCTTCTCCCTGTGAAGGAGCAGCCGGGACAGATATACAGTCTGCGCGTGCGGCTAATCGAGGCGGACCGGGTGTGTTCCCCGAACGGATACGACCGGCTGACGGAGGA